GTGCTATGCATAGGAAGCAAAATAAAATTTCCTGAAACTATCGCTTGGCAAACGCTAGACTGCATTATTCCTTTAAATTCAAATTTTGTTTTCACAAAACGAAAGCATTGTCTAACATCTCCCGCTGGCAAACCTTGTGACTGAATTGGTTGATCACAAGATAGATCTTTCCATTTTTGAATAAAATTGTTATCAATAACCTGCTCTCCTTCAACGTTGTTAAAAAAAAATTTATAAATAAATAGGGCTCCGAAAACTGTAGTTGTTAAAGCCACAATTTCTTTACCATAATCTAAAGTGTTTGATAAAATTGAATAAAAATAAGTTAAAGCCGAAGTAATATAGTCTTTTAAAGAAAAAATAAAATCAAAAAAAATGTCTTTATAAAAAATTAAATCATGAGCAAAAATGTCATATAAGAATGACTGGCTAAATAAAGTTAAATCTATATTTTCTATTTCATTTAATTGAGCATCAGTGAGATCTGTTTCCGAATTTACTTGTGTTTGAATTGCGTGTAATTTCAAAATTAATTGATTTAAATAAGCTATTCTAGTAGCTGAATCTGCATAATGGGTCTTTAAAGTTGTTTTCATATTTATTTCTTTCCATTTTCCATCAAATTTTTGAACCCATTTATGTTGTTGTTCATTAAATTTATCGTATTTTAACTCGATAAAATCTTGTTCATCTCCTGCTAATCTATTAACTGAAATTACATGTGCTCTTCTAAACAAGGCTTCCGGATGAGAAACCCCATCTCCCCTATTAAATCTAAGATCCTTGAAATTATTAGTTGTGCATAAAATTATTCTAGAATTAAAAAATTTTGTGTTTTTAAGATCAGCATTGGCGCATTCTAACGGATATGGAACTGGTGAAACAAAATTGATAATAGTTCTCCATTGGGATGGAGATTGTTGCCCCACGTCATCCATAACAAAAACATCTTGATTAGCATAATCATCATAAAAATCTTTTCCTGCTTCGAGAGCAGGAATTGAATGCGAATAAATTGATAAATTTCCTTTTTTGTTTAAATAAGTAGCAATTTGATTTAATAAAACACTCTTGCCTCCTCCCGGAGGTCCATCAAA